TACGAGGAAGAAGATGGAAAAAGTAGTTAAAGCAATAGCAGAACATTTAGACGTTGATGCGTCTAAGGTCGTACCAGGAGCATCTTTGATAGATGATTTAGGTGCTGACGACTTTGATATCGTTGAGCTTACCATTGCGATACAAGAAGCAACAGGTACAAGCATTTCAAGTGAAGAAGAAGCTAACGTAAAAACAGTTGGCGACTTTATTAAATTGGTGGAGAGCAAAAGTGTTTAGTTCTATAAAAATTGCAATAGTATTAATGATGTTAGCAGGTGCTGGCGGAGGATTTATGTATGTTAAAAATCTAAAAGCAGACTTGGCTACATCAGAAGCAAATAATCTTAAATTGGAACAAAGTATAGATAGTCAGAAAGCTGTGATTGAACAGATGAAAGCAGACTTTGAAGCAATAACCAAGATTAAAGCAGAAATAGAAAAACAAAATAGTATCCTGAAAGCAGAGTTTCAGGCTTTGGATAAAAAATTCAATAAAATAAACGGAAAAGGCGAAGTACGTGATATGGGTGATCTCGCAACGAAGAGGCCATCATCAGTTGAAAAGATAATTAATAAAGGAAGTAACAATGCAATGAGATGTAGCGAAATTGCAATGGGAAGTCCATTAACGGAGAAAGAGAAAAATGCAACTAAGAAGTCTGAAATCAATTCTGAGTGTCCTAGTCTTGCTAACCCTAACTACGTTCCTCACTAGTTGCGGTACAGCAGTTAAGCAATTAGAGATTTTCAACACTGAAATCGACAGAGAACCTCTTGAACTTCCAGAACCACTAACTCCTAAATTAGAAGAACTTAAATGGACTATAATTACGTCTGACAATGCTGACGAAGTGTTCGAAAAACTTAAAGCAGGTGGCATAGATCCTGTGCTATTTGGCTTGACAGACGATGGCTATGAAGCACTAGCAAAGAATTTTGCACAAATACGTGCTTATATGCTACAACAAGACGAAATAATCAAATCATATAAAGAATATTACGAAGGTAAAGACAAGAAATAGCTGATAAATACACATATAATCGAAAGGGAATTATATGTGGTTTTTCTTAGTTAAGTCAATTGTCGGTGCTGTTCTTGGACAGGCAACTAATGCCTGGTTCAAAAAGACCGCTATGGGTAAATGGTTCTATGGAAAGATGGAATCGTGGTACAACTGGGCGGCTGAAAGGTATGATCTTAAAATACTAACCGCTGAAGAAAAAACAATGCAAAAGTTTCCTGCATTGAAAAATAAATTAGATGCAATGGAATCCCGAATCAAGAAATTAGAAAAGAAAAAATAATATGTTTGACCAATTAGGACTAGATTTAGCAGATGTACTTGCTCCGTGGATAGCTATCTTAATATCCCTGTCGGCAGTATTTTGGTTTAAAGACTTTGCAGTAAATTTAATGAGTGGATTAAAGTTTAAATTTAATCCTGCATTTAATGAAGGTGATCATATCATACTAGATGGTGAAGATGCTATAATTGTAAGAATAGGATTGAGAGAAACTGTGTTTGGTGTGTATAGTGAAAAGGGTTATGTGTGGAGATTTATTTCAAACGATAGATTAAAATTACACAAACTAGAAAAGATTATCAATAAAGATTTACATTTAGACAGTGATGCAGAAAAAGGACGTAGATTACAGGCAATGATCGATCAGGCACAGAACGATAAGATTAATAAGAATAAGATTGAAATTGAGAGAATGAAAAATGGAAAAAATAAAAGTTAAAGAAACTAGCACAGCAAAAGAATATGAATTAGACAAAGCCGATCTTGTTCCTGCATCAGGAGATGAAGCTGAAACTTGGTACAACAAGACAGCAGGAATAATGGACAAGTTTAGACTTATTCCAAGACTGATTATGATGGCTTACATCTATGCCTTTTATAGTGCAACAACATGGTTTATGGCTTTGCCTGATCCAACAAATGCACAGGCGGCATTTATATCGACTATCGTTGGTGCTGGAGCGGCCTTCTTTGGTTTATATGTAGGTAAGCCAGGAGCGACTATCCCAGGAAAAAAATAATCGATAAGTAATAGTGTTGACCTTTAAACAAAAAGGTGTTATAGTACTATTATGGATTATTATGAATCGTTAGGCGTTAATCGTAACGCATCACAAAAAGAGATAAAATCTGCTTTCCGCAAAAAAGCGGCACAACATCATCCTGACAAGGGTGGTGATCCTAACCAATTCAAAGCAGTCAACGAAGCATACCAAACTTTATCCGACAGCAACAAAAGACAGATGTACGATCAATTTGGAACATCTGATCCACAACAAGCACAAATGAATAGAAACCAGTCGTTCCATTTTAACATGGGCGATGGTGGATTTGAAGAAGTGTTTACAAACTTTTTTGGCAATGGATTTGGTGATCCATTTCAACGCAGACAAAGACAGATGCGTAACCAAGACATCACAATAGCCGCGGACATCACATTAAAGGATATTGTAAATGGTAAAGAACTAATTGCCTCATATAGATTACCAAGTGGCAAAGAGCAAACTGTTACAATAAAAGTTCCAAAAGGTGTACGTCCAGGAGACACTATGAGATATGGTGGAATGGGTGGAGACAACATTAGCCAAATGCCAAGAGGAGACTTGTATGTAAAAATAAGAGTCAAGAGAGACCCCGAGTATAGGGTAGATGGCATAAATTTATATATAGAGAGAACAGTAAACGTGTTCGATCTTATACTAGGCACAAACATTAGAGTAGATACTTTACATGGTAGACAATTAAGTGTAACAGTTCCTCCAGGCTCCAATCCAGGTACAACTTTCAGCATAAGTGGACAAGGCTTACCAGATCAAAGGTCAGGTACAACGGGCAGTTTATTTGTAAAAGTAAATGCACGAACACCAAAAATTACAGATGAAAACAAAAGAGAGATATTAGCACGGATAAAAGATGAAACTGATTTATCATCCTAACGACTGGTTAGACAAAAAGGTAGAACCTTTTGATTTTGAAAAGCATGATGCCAAAAAGGTTGAAGCTGACATGATATCAATCATGGAAAAGAATCAAGGTGTAGGACTTGCGGCCAATCAAGTTGAACTTGATGCACAAATTTTTATTATTAAACCAAACGGATTAAAGGATTATGAAGATGAAAAACCTTTTGCAATCATCAATCCGAAAATTACTGCGGTAAGTGAGGAGATGGTTGACGGTGAAGAAGGTTGTTTAAGTTTTCCGTTGTTATACTTTAAGGTAAAAAGACCAGTTGGTTTGGTAACTGAATGTCTTGACTCTAGCGGAAAAGAGTGTACAATAGAGTTAACAGGTTGGAATGCTAGAATCTTTGGTCATGAATATGATCATCTATACGGAATCAACTACATAGATAGGGTAAGTAAACTTAAACTAGATATGGCTAAAAGAAAACAACAAAAGTTAATGAAGAGAATTGAAAGACAAGTAAAGGATACACAGTTATATGGTAGAACCTAGTGAACAGTTACAATTAGTATTTGATAAAGCAGTTGATGTAGCTAAGAAGCTACAACACGAATACGTTACTATTGAGCATTTGCTCTTTGCCATGCTATGCGAAGAAAGTTTTGCAAAGGTCATTGAGGGCTTTGGTGCTGATCCTGAATTCTTAAAAAAGAATATTGAAAACTATTTAAAAAAGCAAACTGAAAAAATACAATTACCGCCAGAAAAGTCAAAGAAATACAAGCCAAAGAAAACACACGCAGTTGAAAGAGTATTGAACAGAGCTTTCACTCAAGTATTGTTTAGTGGTAGAAGTCATATAGAATGTGCTGATGTATTCTTAAGCATAATGAATGAAAAGAAAAGCTGGAGTCACTATCATATCACAAAAGCTGATATTGACAAAGACAAGTTCCAAGACTACTTGCAGAATGAATTAGTAGAAAACTACGAAGATGAAGAAATGTCCGGTATGGCAACTAGAGCTTTACGTTCATTCACAACTAATTTAAATGCAGAAGTAGATAAAGGTAAAATTGATCCTGTAATAGGAAGACATCCTGAACTTGATTCTATTGCACTTGCTTTAGGAAGAAGAAGCAAGAACAACGTATTGCTAGTGGGTGATCCAGGTGTAGGTAAAACTGCTATTGCAGAAGGCCTCGCCTGGAACATCGTACAAAAGTCATGCCCAGACTTCTTAATGGAGTATAGTGTTTACAACTTAGACATAGGAAGTATGTTAGCAGGTTCAAAATACAGAGGTGACTTTGAAGAAAGATTTAAACTGGTATTAGCCGCACTTAAAAAACGTGGCAAGACCATTGTGTTCATTGATGAAGCACACATGATTAGTGGTGCAGGAGCAGGTGGCGGAAATAGTTCTAATGATTTAGCAAATATGTTGAAGCCTGTAATGACCAAAGGCAATATTAAAATTGTTGCTTCAACCACTTGGGAAGAATACAGAAAGTATTTTGAAAAAGACAGAGCATTGATGCGTAGATTTGCTAGAGTTACTATTGACGAGCCAAGCAAAGAAGTTACAAAAGAAATATTAATGGGCATCAAGAAGTATTACGAAGAGTTTCATAAGACAACTATTACTGAAGAAGCTATTTGTAGTGCAATTAAATTAAGTATTAAGTACCAAGCAGATAAGAAACTGCCAGATAAAGCAATTGATTTGATTGATTGTGCTTGTTCTAGATTCAATCTAAAAAGTGATACTGAAAAGGTTGTAGGCGAAGACGAAATACAATTTGAAATAGCAAAAGCAGTAAACTTACCTGAAGCACAGGTTAAAGAAAAAGAAACAAGCAATCTTGCTAACCTAGAAAAGAATCTTAAAGGCGAAGTGTATGGACAGGATAAAGCTATTGGCGAAATAGTTGATAAAATACTTGTTGCACAGGCAGGACTTAAAACTGAAAACAAACCCGTTGGGTCTTTTGTGTTCATGGGACCAACTGGAGTTGGTAAAACTGAAACTGCAAGACAACTTTCAAATCAGTTAGGTGTAAAACTTGTTAGATTTGATATGTCTGAATATCAAGAAAAACATTCAGTAGCTAAACTTATTGGATCTCCTCCAGGATACGTAGGCTTTGAAGAGAATGCAGGTTTATTGATTACAAAATTACAAGAAAATCCTAATTGTGTATTGCTACTAGATGAGATTGAAAAGTCACATCCTGATGTTAGCTCGTTGTTGTTACAGATAATGGACAATGGTTTTGTAACAGGATCAAATGGTAAAACTGCTGACTGTAGAAATATTGTTTTGATACTTACAACTAACTTAGGTTCACAAGAAGCAGACACAAATGCCATTGGGTTTGGTTCTTTAGATAAAGAATACGAAGATAAAGAACTTAAAAAATTCTTTCCACCAGAGTTTAGAAATAGACTTGATGGTATAATGACATTTAGTAAACTTGAAAAGAACACAATGATCAAGATTGTAGGCAAGTTTTTACTTGAACTTAAAAATATGCTAAAAGAAAAAGAAGTAGAAACTACAATATCTGATAGTGCTATTGACTTATTAGTTGACAAAGGGTTTGATGCAAAGATGGGTGCTAGACCTTTACAACGTGTAATTGATAAAGAAATAAAAACCCCATTGTCTAAACAACTCTTGTTCGGTGATTTAAAAGAAGGTGGTAAATTAAACATAGATGTTAATGAAGAAACCTTTGTGTTAAATACGGTAAAAGTTAAGGAGCAAGAGAAAGTTGATCACACGCAAAGCAAATAAACTTTTCTGGGACAAGTACCTGTACAAGCTAGGTGTAATGAACACTGGAGCCTCCATCTTTAGGAATAAAAGGCTTGACCAAGCACGTGACATAATCGACAGCTTAAACCTACAATACATGAAAGGTGAACCAATAGGATATAAACCTTCTAGATGGTCACAAAAGAAAACAGATATATCTCAAAACGATTTACACGATCTAAAAATATTGATCAATGCTTTCCAAGATGATGTAGAATATATGCTAAGATGTGAGGGATTTAGATTAGGAATATATTCCAACAATGCTAAATGGTTGAAAAGGATTGGCAAAAAACTTCATGATGTGCCATGGTTATGGGAGCCTAAAAATATTAATGCAAAAGCAAATATTATATATGTAGATGAACCTTTTCCATATGAATACAAAGTGTTTCTGAATGGAACTGCTCACCCTAATTTTTATGACTGGTGCTTAAACAACAAGGACAAGGTACGGGTTGGAGATATGCTATTACGCAGTTTTAAATCCAGCAGTGAGCTACGTGGTAGGTATATGTATGCAAAAAACGAGAAGGTTTTGACCTTAATTAGAATGTTTTTACACGATAATATCATACGTTTGGACAAGATAGTACATCAAACAAATACGGATAAATAATAGTATGTCCAGTTCAGAAATAATATTGACAAATCAAGTACACGCAGGTGACTCTACTACAACTACGGTCACTGGTGAAAAGTTCAAAGGTGATGGCTTTTATGGTAGATCAGATGGCTTTCATACTGTGCAATACAACTTGTCAGATTTCAATGGTACAATTAAGATGCAAGGCACACTTGCAACGGAACCTGTAGAAGCTGATTACTTTGACATAGCAGGTACTGAATCACAAGGATCAAACGGTAGTTTTTTCCACAATTTTACAGGTAACTTTGTATGGGTACGTGTGGTAGCAAACTTTACTAGCGGTACAATACAAAACGTTTTATTGAATCATTAGGGTATATTATGAAGCATTTTATTAATATAGTTTGGGAAAACAAGGACAAGGCAGAGCTAGATGAATATCTAGTAGATACTGTGTTGGATTCAGCAGATGAAGGACTTGTAGAAGATGAAACAAACTATGAAACATTTGACACTGAAAACGGTGGTGTGGTACTTGCAGTAGAGCTACACAAAGGCCTTGATGAAGCAGAATCCAAGGTTGTAGCAGAGCGATTAGCTAATAAATTGTTTGATTTAGGGCATACAAACTTCGATATCGAAATTTCCGTCTAGCTTTAAACTATGATAAATACTCTTAGTATAGGAGTATTCTATGTCTAAAACATTTAAAGATTATTTAAAAGAAACAGAGGAACAAAACCGCTGGGTTGAAGAAACATATGATGGTGATGATTTCCACATCGCATATGGTGATATGTGGTTCAACGAAGATGAGATTGTAGACGAAGCTGAATACCAAGGGCGTAAAGTTAAACTTGGAAAGCCAATGCGTGGCGACGTCAAAAAGTTCAAAGTATACGTCAGAGATCCTAAAACAAAAAATATCAAAAAGGTAAACTTCGGTGATCCTAACATGAAGATTAAGAAGTCAAATCCTGCAAGACGCAGATCATTTAGAGCAAGACACAACTGCGATAATCCAGGTCCAAGAACAAAAGCAAGATATTGGAGTTGTCGCAAATGGTAAAACTTGCAGAATTCATAGAACAGGAAAAACAAGAATTCAAACCGTTAGAGTTTGATGTTGTTGAGGATCTTTGCATACACATGAAGAACGATCCTATGTTCTACAGAAAACAATATTACCCAACACTTGCACTTATGCAAGATAAATTAAAAAAGGGTGAACCTGTTGATCAACGTGAAATGCTAATGCCTATGATTGACAAGGCAAAAAGTCATTACTGTTCTAAGTATGATATTCCAAAGAGACCTGAAGACCTGTTAACTGACGATCAGTGTACAGCAGTAATAGAAAAAATCTACGAAGAGGAAATGGAGTTGATCAGAGATGGAGCCTATTAATGTTTTTAAGAGAAATATTCGAAGCACCTAAAGTTGCCACATTCGCTTTTGGCAGAATGAATCCTCCGACTATTGGACACGCAAAACTTGTTGATAAAATAAAATCACAAGACGGTGAACCTTTTCTCTTTTTAACACATACACAAAAACCTAAAACAGATCCTTTATCATTTGCAGAAAAAGTATTCTTTGCAGAAAAAAGTTTTAGTGGAATAAAGATAGGGGATCAATCAGTAAAAACAATTATAGATGCTATGAAATTTTTAGAAGCAAAAGGATATTCAGACATCATATACGTTGCAGGATCTGATAGGGTTGCTCAGTTTGAAAAACTATTAAATGATTACAACGGCAAGGATTATAATTTTAATTCTATCAATGTTGTGAATGCAGGACAACGTGATCCAGATGCCGAAGGTGCAGAAGGTATGAGTGCAAGTAAACTTAAAGCCGCGGCCGCAGAAGGTGACTTTGAAACTTTTAAAACAGGTGTTGCTGGTGATGAAAAATTAGCTAAAATGATGTTTGACAAAGTACGTGTTGGTATGGGAGTTGCAGAAGCAATAGCAGAACTTCAAGTTAAACAACAGAAACCAAAGATAGATGTGTTAAACAATATTGCATCTAGAAAAGATGGCAAACCTTTTCCGTTAAGTTGGAACGCAGATGACAATGAAATAAGTGTAGGAGGAAAACTATATGTTGATCCTGCTACTGCAAATAAATTTTTACGTTTTTACGACTCACGTTCATCAGATGAACAAGAATTAATGCAGAAGGCTTTAAGAAGTGCAAAGACTACTGCAAATTTATTTAAAAATTTAGGCTTTCCTTTTAAACTAGGCGAAGGTTGGTCAGCAAAATATAAAAAAAGTATTAACTGTTCTAATCCAAAAGGATTTTCACAAAAGGCTCATTGTGCAGGAAAGAAAAAGAAATGAGAGCATATGAGTTTTCAGAAAATTTTGCAGATGGAAAAAAGAAAGGCAAAAGCAGACCTGGTCGTGTTAAACGTTCAGGAGCAAGTTGCAAAGGATCAGTAACAAGTTTAAGAGCAAAGGCTAAGAAAGCATCAGGCGAACGTGCAAAAATGTATCACTGGTGTGCTAACATGAAGTCAGGGAGGAAAAAGTGAAGTTTGATGAGATGTCTTTAGATGATAAAATTGACAACTTGAAAATGCGAATAAGAGGTTTTAAGCACAAACACAAAGAAACACTATATAAAGAAGATGGACGAAATAAAGAAACTACAGAAACTAGCAGGGATAGGGCAATTCGAAGGTTATACGGAATACAAAATTGACGAAAACCCTAGCATTACTGCAACTGCTCTAAAAGCCAAAGAAAAGAAACTTGGTATTAAACCAGGTGACCAAGAATGGTTTAAACTTTGGTTTGGAAAACCTTTCTGGATGGGAACTCCAAAGTTTCGAGGACGTAAAAAATGAGACTAAGACATATCACAGAAGGAGTTGGATTAGTAGTTAAAGGTGTTAACACAACACCTGACGTCGGCGTTGATGCTATTACAAAACAAGCGGCCAAGTTTGGATTTAAGGTTGACAAAAAAGGAAAACCCGCTTATACTATGCACAAAAAGGCTCACAAAAATAGTGATCCAAATACTTTGTTTAATTTAGGAATGGCAGAGTCAAAAAAAGATGAATGGATAATTATGCCACAAAGCATTAAACCAATGGGGTTAATACACAAACCAGGTAAAGGTCCTAACAACAGATTTGATTACAAAAACAAAGGCAACAACAAAGCCAACGAAGCAGACGCAACTCAAATATCAAGTGCAAGTGAAATTTATGTTGATATGGACGGAGTACTTGTAGACTTTTTTGATGCGTGGACAAAATTACTTGGAGTAAAAAGTTGGAAAGAAATTAAAGACGTTGATGCCGCTTTACAAAAAATTAGAGATACAAAAGACTTTTGGATTGATTTAAAACCTACTCCAAACGCAAGTAACTTGCTATCAATCATTAAAGAATTAAAAGGTGAATATAATATTCTATCTGCTCCTATGTCAGATGATGAAAGAGTAGAACCTAGCAAACGTGAATGGGTCAAGAAAAATCTTACATCATTTGCTCCTAAAGAAGTTATCATTACTGCACAAAAAAGTAAATTTGCAACACAACCTGATGGAACACCTAACATATTGATAGATGACTTTGGACAAAATGTAGCAAAATGGGAAGCCGCAGGTGGCGTAGGATTCAAACACAAGGATCACAAGTTTGAAAGGACTGCAAACAACTTGAAAAAATATTTTGAAAAACCAGCAACCGAAAGAGAACTTACAAAGGGTGAAGAAAAAGACAAAGAACGTTTTGTAAAGGGCATGAAGAAAAACAAAGCAGATTTTGAAAAACGTTATGGTAAAGATGCAAAAGCTGTCATGTATGCAACTGCAACAAAGATGGCAAAGAATGAAGATGACGTTGATGAGGGTGACTTGATTCCTTTTCCAAAAGGTACAATAGTAAGTAAAGCAGACACAGCCTATGACTTTTTAAAGTTGGGTGTGAACATGGCAAATATCAAAGACGTAAATCCAGATGATATGAATCCTGATGAACCTGATGTTCTTGTTAATTTCTTTGGTGGTGAAAAAGAAAAAGAATACATGATGGGACAACTTAAACGTTTGGGTTACAAAGTGCAAGACAACGACGGATACACAGACGCACACTATGATGAAAAACCTACAAAAGGTAAAGCACCGCCACAAGTTAAATCAGAAGATGTTGAAGACTTTATTGCTAAAAAAGGAAATGCACCAGTTGACAGACTTATTCCTGTGCAAAAAGATAGAAAGTTTAAAAAACTTGGAAAAGCAATGGTAAGAGTTTTGACAGACAAGATGCCTGATATTATTGTAGACAATCAAGGACACATAATCAACGGACATCACAGATACGATGCACTACGTTTATTAGGCGTTCCTACTGCAAAAGTATCCATGATAGGTGGAAACTTAAAAGAGATCATGGATTTAATGAAAAGGTAAATACTACTATGCGTATAAGAGAAGTAAAAAAGACACCAAGTAAGCCAAGAGATCCTAATGCAAAGGCTATGCAGGACCTACGTAAAAGTGGAGCCGCAGGAAGCCATGGTGACAAAACAAAAGAAATTCCACGCAAAGCAAAACACAAAAACAAAGATTTACAAGTAGAAGACGCACATAGCGAGAATAAACCAAAGAAAAAGATTGATGCAGACATGAAATTACCTAATGGTAAGAAGATGGTGTTTCAAGCAGATGACGACAAGTACACTAGAGGACTTGTAATTACAAGTAATGCAGATGGTAGCTATGATTCTTATTACTGGGCAGGAAGTCCTGACAAACCAATGCCAATTGAAATCAAAATAGATGGCAAATCAGTAGACAAAGAAGCAAAGAAAATACACTGGGCATATCACCCTAAAATGAAAGAAACTGCTACACCAGGCTCAACAAGTGCTGGTAACATAGCAACTGTGGCAAATCCACACATAGCAAACAGTAAAGCAAAGCCTAAGAAGCAAAAACCAACGGATAATGCACTAGATAACAAAAGTCACGGACTATTTGGTCAACCCTTAAAAAGGCTAAATAATAGTAAGGAAGTTACAATGGACAAAAGCAAAGAATTAAACGAAGATTTAGCAGATTTGGCCAGCAAGGCAGAGCAAGACCATGAAGTGCAAATGGCAAGAGCTCAACTGTATAAAATAGCAAAATACTCAATCAAACTTCATGATATGCTTAAAGGCGTATCAGAACAAGAAGGATTAGAAGGTTGGGTACAATCTAAAATTACAAAAGCCGCTGATTACATGGGTGCTGTCTATCATAACATGGATTATGAAATGAAGTTTGATGAAGTTACTGAAGGCAAGGGCAAAGCAACTTGTGGATGTAAAGACGATTGCGGACATTGTGGCGGTGACCACACAATGGCAGAAGTAGGTAAAGAGTGTAGTTGTTGTGGAAACAAAATCAAAGAAATTAAAAACGAAGCACCAGTAGATAAGAAAAAAGAAAAGAAAGCAAAAGATTACAAAGAATCTTTAGCAAACAGATTAGCAGAAAATTTAAACCTAAAAAAAAAGACTGACCAAGACACAGACGAATCTGGAATAATGTACAGAGCCGGCGTAAAAAAGTACGGCAAAGACGGAATGAAAAAGATTCAAAGTGCCGCTGGTAAGGGTGCAAGTGCAGAAGAGATTGGTAAAATCAAAGACAAGCACAATAAAAAGAAAAAAGAATCATACGGCTCTTTAGAAGAATCAGTAGGTAAATCAATCACAGAAGAAGAGTTCGATACATTAGCAGAAAAGAAAGATGCCTGCTACCACAAAGTAAAATCAAGATATAAAGTTTGGCCATCAGCTTACGCCTCTGGTGCTCTAGTTCAGTGTCGTAAAAAAGGTGCGGCGAACTGGGGCAAGAGTAAAAAGTAATGCGTTGGAATGAAATAGAAGAAGGTACTCGCTGTTGGAAGGGTTACGAAAAGAAGGGCATGAAAACCATGTTCGGAAAACGTGTACCCAACTGTGTAAAACGTGAACACGTAGACTATTGTGTAAATTGTGGAGATTTAGTATTTTCAGAAGAAATGGATTTACACGAAGATTTAAAAAAGTGGTTCAAACAAAAGTGGGTGCGTTTTGGTCCAGATGGCAAAGTGCGTGGATCATGCGGAGGCAAGTCAAAAGGAGAAGGCAAGCCTAAATGTTTACCAGCCGCAAAAGCATACGCAATGGGCAAGAAGAAAAGAAAAACTTCTGCCGCTAGGAAACGTAGAAAAGATCCTAACCCAGATAGACGTGGTAAAGCAAAGAACGTAAAGACATGAAGATAAAAGATTTAACAGAAGGTCCGGAGTTAGATAGACTTAAAAGCATACCAGGAAGTATTGCTGGATATTTTGCTGACCTAAATAAAACATTCAATAAGAAATCAGGATTTGCTGGAGTATCTCCTCCAGGTACAGCACAAGATAGAGGTCCAACTGGCATGGGTGCAATACGTGGCAAAGGTGGAAAAATTGTTACACCTAAGGAAAAACCAGTTAAGCAGAAGCCAGTAAAAGCAAAAAGAGAGCCAAGCATTACCAAACCAGATCAACTTGCAAAAGGCAGTGGTTATTCAGAAGGTGGCGAAGTATGGACTTGGGACGGACAAAACTGGAATTCACAGTCTGGAAAACAGATAGGTTCCGCTGAGGGTTGGAAAAAGTTTCAAAAAGCCCAAGGCAAAGGACAAGCCTTTCTAGGTAGCAAATAATAATTTAGCATAAATACTTTAAAATTACAACAAGGAGTCATATGGCTTTTTTAGTTCATAACCTACCACCTGTAGAAGTATTTGTAAAAAAAGAATACTTGTATGATCATCAAAAAGGTCATGGGGAATTGACTCCAGGCTACTGGATCAGTGTAAGATCCATTCAAGGAAAAGCATTATATTTTGAAACTTTACTTACAGACTACGGAGCTCTGTTTGACAAGCTACCTATTAGTGCATTTGTTTGGAAAGAAGATTATGACAAAGATAATCAACTGCCATTAGATACACTTCAAATATGGGATTGTTTTGATTATGATATCACAATAATTAAAAAGCCTATGTTAGCTGATTGCGAATTCTTTGGCAAAGATAAAAAGATGCACAAAGGCAACTACATATTTTCTATAGATTCATGTCATAGAGATAATAGCACATTAGACACAAACTTTTCAGAACATGATCCAGAACACAAATCATTTAATGTAATTAAATTGGACAACGGACAATTTGCCGCACAACCAAATAATAGAGTCATTTTCACAGATCAAAGTTTGGTACACCCAGACAAGAAAATGCCTGACTTCAAAGTATGCACACAAAATTACACAGTAGAAAACACACCAAAATGGTCAGTAGGACACACTGACGAATGGTCATACAAAACCAAAGAAGAAGAATCCAATTCTGATTAAGATTAAATAACTGTATGTTAGTACCTAACTTACAGACTTTAGAATTCAAAGAAACGGCTGACATCTTTACAATGCTTTATCCAGAAGCAGAAGATATCAAACCAATTCTTATAGAAAAAATAAAAGCACAAGGCGATCAACAATATCGTAAGACCAATGTTCAAGCAGACATGACCAAATGGACAATGTTTAAAGATGAACATTTTCAAAAGATAATTGATTTTGCCATTGATGTCACTAAAGGAGGTTTGGTTAGCATACCACAAGGAACTTTTTTTGCTACTGATTGTTGGGGTGCAATTTACAAAAAAGGTGAAAGTTGTAATCCACACGCACATCATCCTGCTGTTTGGAGTTTTGTTTATTATGTAGAAGCAGATCCAGACAATGCTCCTTTGGTATTTCCAACAAGTGGTAACGCAATATATCCAAATACAGGACTTATGATTGTATTTCCTGGTTGGGTAACTCATAGTGTACCGCCCGAAAAAAGTGATAAGGAAAGAGTAATTGTTGCAGGAAATTTAAGTATTGACAGACCACAGGCAACGAGTGTATAATATACAATCAAATAGGAGAATCATATCATGAGTGATAGAGTATACGGTCAAGACGAAAAGCAAAAACTTGAGAGACTTGTAAATGAAGGATCACAAGTTATGCAAGAAGTTGAAGACTTACAAACAGGTTTAAGAGATACTGTAAAAGCAGTAGCAGAAGAATTGAACGTTAAACCTGCTTTAATTAATAAGGCAATCAAAATTGCACACAAAGGCGATTGGCACAAAGTTGCTGATGCATTTGACGATTTGGAAACTTTAATTGTTACAGTCGGCAAGGACAAATAGTGAAGATTGTAGAGTTTTTTCGTAAAAGTTATATAAGTCATCCACTTGCTTTTAATTTAGAAATGGTGAGTGCGATCACAGTTATAATTGGAAGTGCGATATTAACCTACACAGTTCTTGCTCCAAGGCCAGACATATTCATTCCATTTTATTGGATTGGTAGTGTAACTGGATTCTTTGGAGCATACTACAGAGGGTCAGCATGGGTAATGGTGCTGACTGCATGGTTCACAACAATGAACACCATAGCACTTTGGAGACTTTTTCTATGAAATATATAGTTGACATAGACGGAACAATATGTTATACTGTAAACAGTAATTATGAAGAAAGTAGACCGTATAAAGACCGCATATTGCGTTTAAACGGCCTATTTGAAGCAGGTCACGAAGTACATTACTATACTGCAAGAGGCTCTGTATCAGGCAAAGATTGGCAAGAATTTACAAAGGCACAATTAGAAAAATGGGGTGTAAAATATACTTCGGTAAGAACAGGCAAAGAACATTATGATAAATGGATTGACGATAAGGCAATTAATGACAAGGAGTTCTTTAAAGATTGATGCAATACTTAAATGGGTAGCAACAATCACACTTATAATTGGAACTTTCATAAACGCAGGTTATCCTGAGTTTTATCCAATAGGCCCAGCCATACTAGCATTGGGCGGAGCAATTTGGTTGATAGTTTCTTTCATGTGGAAAGAACCGGCGTTGATAATAACAAACGGGGTCTTGACAATAGTTGGGATTGCGGGTATAATATTAGCAACATCATGATAAAGGTAAAGTCGGCCACAAGCGACATATTTGGTATTTGTCAGCCTCAAATGACATATAGGAGAGTAAATGAGTTACGTAGACGCACAATTCGATAGGGATCAAGATGTTATCCGTGTAGTCGAAAGAAAAGATGGTAAAAGACATTTTACTGAATATCCCGTAAAGTACACATTCTATTACAAAGATCAAAGAGGAAAATACAAAAGCATTTATGGCGATCCTCTGAATCGTATAGTAGCAAGAAACACAAAACAATTTAGAAAAGAACTTGCTATCAATCAAAACAAAGATTTATTTGAAAGTGATGTAAATCCAATATTCCAATGTTTGAGTGAAAACTATTTGAACATTGATGCTCCTAAACTTAATGTAGCATTCTTTGATATTGAAACAGACTTTGATCCTGAAAGAGGATTTGCTGATCCAAGCGATCCGTTTATGCCAATCACTGCAATCACTGTACATCTACAATGGTTAGATAGTTTGGTAACACTTGCAATTCCGCCAAAGACACTAACAATAGATCAAGCAAAAGATCAAGTTAAAGATTTTGAAAACACACATCTTTTTGAAAAAGAATCTGATATGCTAGAAGCATTCTTAGATTTGCTTAAAGATGCAGATGTGTTGAGTGGTTGGAACAGTGAAGGATATGATATTCCATATTGTGTCAACAGAGTAAAAAGAATTTTAAGCAAAGATGATACAAGACGTTTTTGTTTATGGAAACAACTTCCTAAGAAACGTGAGTATGAAAAGTATGGTAAGAAGGCTGAAACCTATGACCTAATAGGCAGAGTGCATTTAGATAGTTTGGAACTATATCGTAAATACACATATGAAGAAAGACATACTTACAGACTTGATGCCATTGGAGAGATGGAGATCGGTGAAAAGAAAACTGTGTATGAAGGCACACTCGATCAACTTTATAACAATGACTTCAGAACATTCATTGAGTACAACAGACAAGACGTTGCACTACTGGACAAGCTGGATAAAAAATTAAAGTTCATAGATTTATCAAATGAACTAGCTCATGCAAATACTGTTTTGCTACAGACCACAATGGGTGCTGTCGCAGTTACAGAACAAGCAATTATCAACGAAGCACATCACAGAGGACTACAGGTTCCTAACAGGCCAAAACGTGATGAAGAAAATACTGCGGCGGCAGGTGCCTATGTGGCATTTCCTAAAAAAGGTGTGCATAAATGGATAGGCTCTATGGACTTAAACAGTCTGTATCCTAGTGTAATTAGAGCATTGAACATGGATCCAGCAACCATTGTTGGACAACTAAGACAAGATTTAACACAGGCATTCATTGATGATCAAATGACATTACAAAAGAAGTCATTCGCAGGTGCTTGGGAAGGCAAGTTTGGTACACTAGAATATACTGCGGTAATGGAGCAAAGAAAAGATGTTGACATTACTGTTGACTTTGAAAGTGGCGAAAGTGAAATATTAAGTGCCGCGGAAGTTTACAAATTAATTTATGACAGCAATCAACCATGGATGCTTACTGCCAATGGTACAATACTTACAAATGAATTTGATGGTGTTATTCCAGGTTTGCTGAAACGTTGGTATTCAGAACGTAAAGAATTACAGGCAATGAAAAAGAAAGCCATTGATGCCGGTAACGAAACAGAGATTGCTTTCTGGGACAAAAGACAGCTAGTTAAGAAGATTAACCTAAATAGTTTATATGGTGCAATACTAAATCCTGGTTGTAGATTTTTTGATAAACGTATAGGACAGTCAACTACACTTACAGGCAGAGCTATTGCTAAACACATGGCGGCAGAAGTAAACAAAGTTATTACAGGCACATATGATCACGTAGGTGATAGCATTATATATGGTGATACAGACTCAGTGTATTTTAGTGCGTTTCCTATATTGAAGAAAGAAATAGAAGCAGGACAGATTCCTTGGACAAAGGATAGTGTTATTAAACTGTATGATCAAGTTTGTGGAGAAGCAAACAAAACATTTGGCAAGTTTATGATGGAGGCATTCCATTGTCCTAAAAGCAGATCAGATGTTATTGCGGCAGGTAGAGAGATTGTTGCAGAGTCTGGATTGTATATCACTAAGAAAAGATATGCGGCATTGATTTATGACAACGAAGGAGAACGTACAGATACTAATGGCAAGCCTGGTAAAGTAAAAGCCATGGGCTTGGATCTTAAACGTTCAGATACTCCTGTGTTTATGCAAGACTTCTTGAGTGAAATATTGATGATGGTGTTGCAAGAAAAAAGTGAAAAGGATATTCTTGCACGTATCAGTGAATTTAGAACAGAATTTAAAATACGTCCTGGGTATGAAAAAGGTTCTCCTAAACGTGCTAACAGGATTGGTGACTATATGAGAAAAGAACAACGTGAAGGTAAAGCTAATATGCCTGGTCACGTAAGAGCAAGTATTAATTGGAACACACTAAAACGTATGAATGGTGACAAGTATTCGCAAGAAATTGTTGACGGCATGAAAGTTATTGTGTGTAAACTTAAAACTAACCCACTAGGTTATACAAGTGTTGCGTATCCAACAGATGAATTACGTTTGCCAGAATGGTTTAAAGAACTTCCATTTGACAATGATGCTATGGAGTCTACAATCATTGACAACAAACTAGGCAACTTAATAGGTGTGCTTAATTATGACATAGCAAGTACACTTCAAAAAAATACTTTTAACAACTTGTTTGACTTTGGAGGAGGCGAGTAATATGCAACTGAAAAGAGAAAGAAATAAACTTGAAAGAAAGCTAGACGAATACAATCATACAATGGAACTTATTAGAACTGTTGTGCCGATTGCAGTCTTAGTGCTTCAAGTGATCATATTAATGAAATTGGTGTAGTATGGCAACACATGGAATGATAGACTTAGAGACACTTGGTGTAGAACCAGATGCAGTAATAATGACTGTAGGTGCTATCAAGTTTGATCCATACTCCAACGCAGAACCGCATGGTGGTTTGTATCTGCGTTGTGACATCGAAGAACAATCAGAACAATTAGGCAGAACCATAGATCCAAACACTATCGACTGGTGGAAGAAGCAACCACAAAATATACAGGACGAAGCATTTGGTGAACACAAGGATCGTGTAAACATGGATCAACTAACAAAAGCAATTAATAAATTTTGTGTTGGACTTGATCAACTATGGTGTCAAGGTCCCTTGTTTGACTATGCAATATTACAAAATTTATACAAAAACATAAAAAAGCCTACGCCTTGGAACTTCTGGCAAATCAGAGACAGCAGAACTGTGTTCAGCATGATGCCAAGTGATCCACGTAAAGCAATACAAGAAGAAATGCACAATGCATTGGCTGACTGTTATTATCAAGCAAAATGTATACAGTCAACTTATAAACACTTTGGAGTAACAAATGGATTCAGATCTTAAAAAATATATGGAACAAAACAAGGAAGTATTTTTAAGTGAAATGAAAAAACTTCACAAAAGACTAGATGGTCTAGAAAGTGAAATCAGTACATTAAAATTGACGTTAGAAAAACACATTAATTTTATTGACAAAACATACGAAGGACTTAAAAATCCTATCGAAGGAGTAAAAAGATGGCTGGGGAGATAGAAGAACTATTAGCTGAGCTAAAAGAATATCGTGCAGAACTTGTACATAAAAATTACCCTATGGGTAAGATAAATGAAATAATAATGAAATGGGAAAACAAATCTGTAAAAGTTATCAACAATGACGATGACATGGATCCTTATATTCCAGAGGACGAAGAATGAGATTGTTAAAAATATGGCAGTATGCACTTGGATCTTTTTCAGATGACAAGACCAAGGACTATGACAAGCAAGTATTACTTGTTAGAACGTTCTGGGTAATATTGCACATAGTAACTTGCTTAATGATAATATTAGGCAATGGTCATATAATGGGGTGGTGGTAATGGCGATTGGAGTAACAAAGACATTGACTAGTTTCACTGGCAAGGTAGGAAGATGTGAAAAGGATCATGTGGTAGAAATACTATCAGGTGGTTATGGTTTTTGTGCTGAGTGTGCCTCAGAGATAGATGCTTACCATACACTTTACGTTGCACCAGAAGGATTCGAAACACCAGGTGCTCCGACACCAGGAGATTATGAAGTATGAAAATATTATTAACAGGTAGCAAAGGATATGTTGGATCACATCTTGTTCAACATTTAAAAGCACATCAAGTCTATACACTAGACAAATCCGATGGCAACAATTTGCTTACTTGTGATTTGAATTACAAAGTTGACCTTGTGATACACTTGGCGGCTTCTTCAGGAATAAGGAATAGTTTAGAAAGACCAAAAGAATATTGGAACAACAATGTTATTGCTACCAAAAGACTTTTTGACCATTTCAAAGACACGAGAGTAATGTATGCAAGTTCAAGCACATCAAAGGAGCCAGAAAGAAATCCTTATGCACTTACAAAAAGGACAGTAGAAGAGATTGCTCCAAGAAACAGTTTAGGTTTACGTTTTTGCACTATATACAGTAACAGTCAGCAAAGGCCCAATATGTTTATCCCAAGACTACTTCGAAATGATCTGTCTTACATACATTCCAATCACAAACGAGATTTTATACACATAGATGACGTGTGTAGTGCCATTTGTTTTTTAATGAACAGAGATATCAACGGTGTTGTTGATATTGGTACTGGCAAAAGCACACCACTAGGTGATATAACAACTTTTCTTGATCTAGAAGTAGATCATAGAATCGGAGACGAACACGAAAGGTTATGCAATAAAGCTGACATTTCGGAACTAGAGAATTTAGGTTGGTCACCAAAAATAGAATTATTTGACTACCTAAGTCAACAAAAGGACTTGACTAAATGACAGATCTTTTGTACAATAATAAATCAAAGGAGAAAAACTGATGAAAGACATCTTACAAGATATGGTTGCTCATACACATTCACTAGGCTTTTTGAATCTAGTGAAAGTTACAGGTGATGATCAATCTACACAAATAGATAGTATGGCAGAAGATAGAAGTGTTATATTGACTGCAAATACACAAAAACCTGTTACAGAATTTGCGGCAACGTTTGGTATGCCCAATTTGGATAAACTTGCTTTGCATTTGAAGAATCCAGAATATCAGAAAAATGCAAAACTTTCAGTTGAGAAAGCAACTAGAAATGGTGAAGAGATTCCAACACACATTCACTTTGAAAATGAAGCTGGTGATTTCCAAAATGATTACAGATTTATGAATCAAGAGATCATCAATGAAAAACTTAAGAGTGTTAAGTTTAAAGGTGCAAGTTGGGAAGTTGAGATTGAACCAACTATTGCTTCAATACAAAGAATGAAGTTGCAGAGTGCGGCTCATTCAGAAGAAACTGTTTTTACAGTAAAAACTGAAAACAATAATTTAGTATTTTACTTTGGTGATCACAGTACACACGCAGGATCATTTGATTTTGCAAAAGGTATCAGTGGCGAACTTAAACACGCATGGAGTTGGCCAGTAGCACAGGTACAAGCTATACTTGGACTTGATGGAAAACTAACAATGAAGATTTCCGATCAAGGTGCTATGCAGATCACAGTTGATAGTGGACTAGCGGAGTACAATTATATTTTACCTGCACAGTCTAAGTAGGAGAGAACATTGAATACAAATCTTACTAATGCACAAAAAGATTATGCAGTTTTTCTCCCTGCCATTAGTGGGTTTTTTGCGACTTTCGTCGGTAAACAGAGATATGAGGAATATGTTGAAAAGACACGTATTCCTAAATCTTTTCCTACAGAAGTAGAAAGTTTGAACTGGCTTGAACCACAAGCTAGTATGTTTCAATATCATTGGAGTTTATATTCGGCAGGACACGCCGAACTTGATGTAAACAAACACGCACCCAAGGAAGACATGATCCGAAACAGAGATCGTAACTCTAGTTGGTTACTAGGTGACTCTGGAGGATTCCAGATTGGTAAAGGTGTGTGGGAAGGTGATTGGAAAGATCCTAACTGTCCTAAAGCAAAAAAGAAACGTGAACAAGTCCTTACTTGGATGGACAAGTATATGGATTATGGTATGATACTTGATATTCCAGCATGGGTGTCAAGATCCGAAGCTGGTCAAAAAGCAACTGGTATTACTACATATCAAGAGGCTGTAAATGCAACTAGAATAAACAATGATTACTTTATGAAAAATAGAAATGGTAATTGTAAATTCTTAAATGTATTGCAAGGTGAGAATCATACAGATGCTGAAGATTGGTATCAACAGATGAAAGATTATTGTGATCCTAAGAAATATTCAGATCACTTTAATGGTTGGTCAATGGGTGGCCAGAATATGTGTGATATACATCTTGTTCTAAAAAGACTTGTTGCACTACGTTTTGATGGATTCTTGGAAAAAGGATTGCATGACTTTATGCACTTCTTAGGTACAAGTAAATTAGAATGGGCAGTATTATTAACAGATATTCAAAGAGCAGTTCGAAAGTATCACAACGAAAACTTTACAATAACATTTGATTGTGCAAGTCCTTTCTTGGCAACTGCTAATGGTCAACTGTACATACAAACAGAAACACTTGATAGAACAAAGTGGGTGTACAGAATGGTGCCTAGCATTGATGACAAGAAGTATGCAAGTGATACAAGATTATTTAAAGATGGTGTACTACAAGATGGTATATTTAAAAACTTCCAAGACAGCCCTGTATCAAAGGACATACTTGTAAAAGATATTTGCATTTATGCTCCAGGTGATTTAAACAAGATTGGCAAGGAAGGTAAAACTAGTTGGGATAGTTTTAGTTATGCAATACAGATGGCACATAACGTATGGCATCATATTAATGCAGTACAAGAAGCTAATAGATGCTATGACAACGGTATATATCCTGCTATGTTGGTACAAGAAAAATTTGATAGACTTTATTTCCGTGATGTGATTGATGCAATATTTTCTACAAGCGACAGAGGTAAGGCAGAAGCAATCATTGAGGAATATTCAAGATTCTGGATGTCTATTATAGGCACTAGAGGAGCAACAGGTAAAAAAACTATAAATGCACAAACGCAATTCAATGCATTGTTTGATGATGCTGATAGTGTGCCAGTTGCGGAAACAGACACAGAAGACTTACAAGAAAGTAAGTTGGAGGAGTTAGAAAATGAACAAAAGTAAAGCATACAAAAAACTTGAACATGATCACAGGTATTATGATAAAAAGACTTCTGAACTAACAGAAGAACGTGAAAAAGATAGAACATGGGAAACCAAAGAACTATTACAACGACACAAAAAGATCAAACTAAAACTAAAGGATAAATTGGCAGGTCATTAATGCAACACACAACTCTCTTTCCAACTCTTTTGCTAGAAGACTTTCTTCACATTGACAATAAAGCTATTGTTGATGCTTGTTATGATATGAAGAAAGAGCAAACATGGGGAGAGGCTGATGGCGGTTGGCAAAGTGATTGGTGGCTTCCGGATCCAAGATTTGATGAACTTAAAAGTCATGTGCAAAAAATGATGGATAAGGTAACGGAAGAATACTATACCATAAACTGTCCTATTCAAATAAAGAATAACTGGATAAACATAAATTATCCTGCAGGTGCTGGTACTAACATCAATACAGTTCATATGCATGATAGAAATGTTTTAAGTTGTGTTTATTATGCTCAGGCAAGTGAAAAGTGTGGCAACTTAACTTTGTTTCCACCACATCAATTGTTTGACTATGCAATTCCTTATAGACACATAAAGAATCCTAATATGTGGAATTCGACTAGATTTAGGATTAAGCCAGAAGTAGGCAAGTTAGTTTGTTTTCCAAGCTATCTATTACATAATGCAAATGCTAACCTAAGCAATAGAGATAGAATCAGTATTGCTTTTAATGGAGATATAAATGATGGGAGTTTTCAGTGAAACGAGATTATGATAACGGTGTAAAAGACAATGTAGTTTTCTTTGTGGGCAACGAAGTTGAAAAGACTCCAGCACACATGATGAGAACTTTGTTTGTTGTAGGCACACAGTTTTCAGTTGATATAATGGACAAGGCAAGAGAAAATGATTGCAAACACATATACTTGGGTGCTAATCAAAGTTTCAATCCAAACAACGATGATCAAAAGGAAGACTGGGACGATATGATTATGCCACTTCTTGAAGAAGGTTGGTTGGTAACTTTGGATTATGATATCAAGTATCATCAACACGTGGTTGATTTTGATTATAATCGTTTTGAAAACTTTATTTCGCAGATAAGTGTAAAGATGCCAAAAATTGAAAACTTAAATGAAAATGCTTGTATCAAAGTTGATGATCAAGATTTCAAACATAGCAACAAAGGTGTTTGGATCCATAATGTAAAAGATCTAAAATTAGATGCAAACTTTACAAATTGGGACGAGTATGGTAGAGATACTCCATTAGAAGAGGTTGACAATGTGGGGTAATAGTGCTATACTTGAAGAAGTAGAAATGCAAAAGGCTGTAACTATTAAGGAGGCAAAGGTGGACAACAATACAAAGAGAATGATTTGGGTGACGTTTCAAAAGGAAGGCTTACATAAGTATCCTGCGGCACTTGATGATCCAAAACTAGCAACAGGTGATGAATATGATGTAAGTTTCTTAGGCTACATTCATAGACACATTTTTAAATTTAAAGTAGCAATAGAAGTATTCCATGATGATAGAGACATTGAATTTATACAATTCAAGAGATGGTTGGAAAAACTATATGCTGAAAAAACATTAGAACTAGACTACAAGAGTTGTGAAATGATCAGTGATGATCTTTTTGCAAAAATTAATGAAAAGTATCCAGGCAGAGAAGTTCACATAGACGTTTCTGAAGATGGAGAAAATGGTGCACATATCGAATACGCAAAATAGAAGAGGAGAACGTGACGTGTCATATTTTGCTGATAACCCCCAAGTAGTACAAATTTTTGATGACCTTGAAAAGTTTAAAAACTTTTGTAGGTTTGAAGGATACAAATTTAATGAGAGAGATTTGTATAATGAACAAAGTCGAGCATACAAGGCTTTTTTAGATCCAAATGCCGCAAGGGCAGAAAGAAAAAGACGTAGAATTGCTCGATGGAAAAAGAGGAAACTAAATTGATATACATTGTTGATATTGAAGCAGTAGAAACACGTTATACAAAGCAGTGGAAGGAATATCTTCCAAAGCAACTTAAACGTTCTACTAATGAAGAAGTTACTGTTATAAGTGGAGGAGATACTCCACAGGCTACTACTCCAGGTGCATTTTTAAACTTTGGAGGCACTAACGTATACAAAAGCAAACAGTTAGAGCAAATAGGAGAAATGTTTTGTAATGGACAAGTTAAAGATGGCGATTACTTTCTTTATACTGATGCTTGGAATCCTACTGTTATCCAGCTCA